TCCGTGCCATTGACCAGTACCATTGGAATCACAGGAACATAGTACTCTGGCTCGATCTGCTTGCCGTCATCTGACAGATAGTTCAACACCGCATCATCGTGTGGATGGAAGTAGGTCCGTGCACTGTCTGACAGTTTGGTGAAGATGTACCTCGGCTGACTCGCGTCCTTTCCGCCCATGAGTCTGGTCCCGAACTGACCACAGGGTTCCAGAAGGTTCGCATTGTTGGATCCCATGTAGGTGTGAGCGAGCTTGACGATCGTGTCAGCCAGGGAAGTCTCACCGTGGTGGTAAGAAGTCTTCTCGGATACATAGGCTGCCAACTGAGCGACCTTCATCTCGTCCTTCAGGTTCTTGTTGAAGCAGGCATACATCACCTTGCGCTGCGACGGCTTCAACCCATCGCACATGCTCGCGATGGACCGTTTGAGATCCGCGAGACTGAAGTTCACCAAGTCCTTGTGGATGAAGTCTGTCACACCCAAGTTGGTGATTTTGCCATAAGGCACTTCGAGATCAGACCCATCCTTTTCGGTGTTGACCAAGAGCCACTCCTTCCTGTCATCAGCCTTGGTCTTGTCGAACGCCAGTTTGATCGAATCATCCATGGTCGTGTCAGGTTCGAACTTGACCGTCAGACGGGTGATATCCTTGAAGTACTCCCTGGCCTCCACGGATGTAGACGTACCCAGACCCTTGTAATACTTGATCTTCCAACCCTTGGTCTTGGATGCGGTGTCCCACCATTCGCGGAATGCAGAGTCTGTGTAGAACTGGAAGGTTTTTGCGCCCTTGGTTGCCTTGATGATGGGCGTGACCATACTGACCACAAACCCAAGGTTCAGAAGAGAAGGCCAGAAAGCGTGGATCATGTTGATGATCAGACCTTTGATGTGACTCCCATCGTTATCCGCGTCTGTCATGATCATAAGCCTTCCATAGCGAAGCTCGTCCAGGGATTTGTATACCTTGTCCTGTTGAAGACCCAGGATCTTCTTCAGATCGTTGAACTCCTGGTTGGCCATGAGCTGCTTGACACTCGCATCCCTGACATTCTTGCACTTGCCACGAAGTGGGAACACACCGTATGTGTCACGTCCAACAATGGACAGGCCTGCCACAGCCAAAGTCTTGGCCGAGTCACCCTCTGTCACGATCAGAGTGCATTTGGAAGACTTGTTCGTACCAGCAAAGTTGGCATCATCCAATTTGGGGATACCCGTGATCTTGTTACGCCTGGCACCATCAGACTTCTTGAGTTCTTTCTGCTCCTTGAACTTGGACAGAGACAAGACTTCATCCTGGATACCCGTCTTGAGAACACTCTTGATAAATTGCTTGGGGTGATCGAACCGGCTGCCAAACTCTTGGTACTTGAGAGTGCACTCGGACTTTACCTGGCTGCTGAAGCTTGGGTTCTCCAGAGTCGACTTGACGAAGACGAAGAAGGTGTTCTTGACCTGCTGGGGCTTGAGCTTGATCTTCTTGGCCATGTCATCGATGATCCCAGACGCGATGAGACCCGCGATATAGTCCACATGGGTCCCACCCTTGGTGGTGCAGATACCATTGACAAATGATACCTGCTGGAACCCATTATCGGATGGAGCCACGGTCACAGACCACCGATCTGTGACGACACTGTGAGTCTTGATGTCATCGTCGAGGTGCTTCTTGGCGTAAGATTCCAAGGACATGTTGGGTAGTTTAGTACCCTGATACCAGACGCTGCACCCGGTGCTGGTGCACACAGCCGCGTCATAGAGACGCTTCTCGACGATCTTGACAAAGTCATCATCCATACCAGTCATACCGAATCTCTTCCAGTCGGGGATGAATGAAATTGAAACACTCGACTGTTTGGTGACACACTTGACCATCTTGGGTGGGTTGCACACGGTCATGTTCTCGGTCCACTGCTGACGGTACTTGATGCCATTTTCAGGATCATTGATGATAATCCTGAAGCGACTCGAGTAAATGTTGGTCAGCTTGGAACCATAACCATTGCGTCCACCGACAGTCCTCTTCTTGGTGTCATCGTAGTTGGTACTTGTGAGAAGGTGCCCGAATGTCAGCTCCGGGTTCCAGAGCTGTTCCTTTTCATGCTTCTTGACACTGATTCCACCCAGAGGTCCGTTATTCTCTACGGTGATTTCACCGGATTCCTTGTCGATGGACACTTTGATAGTCTTGACGTCCTTGGGAAACATCGAGTTGCGGTCGATGGCATTCACCAAGATCTCGTCAAAGATCTTGAGAAGAGCCGGTGCATAAGACACCTTGCGATTCACAAACTTGTCACCGTCGAGAACGTAGTAGTTCTCGTCAACCTTAGTAGTCGGTCCCACATAGGAATCCGGCCTTTTAAGGATATGTTCAACATGAGTAATTTTCTGGACTTGTTCACTCATGTTGGACTGTTATACTTGTAGGTTCTAGTTCTCTTAAGGTAATTTTCGGTTATAAGTCCAAGTCAGGTCGTACTCTGCAGTGATAAAAATGCCACATTACTATATATTTCAAATGAATGGCAATCTTAGAGCCCTTTTGATTTTAATAATACTGATTGTTGTGGCTACTATCACGTATTACATAGTTAAAGAATCAAAGACAAACTCTGATTCCGATCAGGACGGTGATAAGAAAGGATCAACTGATTCCGATCAGGACGGTGATAAGAAAGGATCAACTGATTCCGATCAGGACGGTGATAAGAAGGGTTTATTTGATAATATAAATCAAGTTACCAAGAATGTAGGGGATGCTGTGCGCGATGCTGCAAGTAAAATTACGAATAATACTTCTAGTATAGACCCGGAAACTATTTCGAATATTCAGAAGGGTGTTTGTAATTCTATTATGAAAATTAACAACGCGGAGTCATATGAGTTGGTTGATGGCAAATGTAAGTTCACATGTCCCAAAGACTATAAACTGATTAGAGATGGTGCATATTGTATAAAATCAAACACTTTGATGGGAATATCCAACTTATGCAAAAAATCCCAACAGTATAAATCTGTTAGTTTTGATGAAGATGCAGCTAAATGTACCGTTGAATGTAATTCTCCATTATATATCGAGGGTGAAGGTAACTCCGTTTTTAACAAAAAATGTCTGCCAAACGAATCCGATCTTATAGAAGGTTTTGATTGTCAATTTGGAAGGGTAGCGACTATTGATATATCAAAAGTGTCACCAAGCACTGGGATACCAAAAACCTTTATGGATGCTGACAAGTTAGTGGGTTACGTAAGTACAGAAGCTACCGCGTCTCCGTATTACAACTATGCCGAATTAAGCTTCGATGATGGTTATGCTCATGGTACGGCGATGAAGATAGTCAAGTTGGACGATGTCCCTACCGAATTTAAAGATTCTGCAAACACTATATCTTGCACAAAAAGAAAATAAAACACTATTATAAATGGAGTGGTTAGTTACTGTATGCTTTATAATAGCCGAAGCGACCGTTACATTCTATGGTCTGTCGGACGAATAATGAATCTTTATAAATGATATGATTATTCACTTCATTGCGCTTTTAAGTGTAGTTGTAGGTTCAATAATCGGTGCAATTATTTTTAAAGTGTTCATATACAGACCAGACGAAACACCTACCGAACTTCGTGAGAATCCTATATATGACATGGAATCACAATTACCTGTTTCCACGGGTTCCTATGGCTTTTTTGAATTTGACATTGACGGAGACCTTAATATCGTTAATGCACGTAATATAAAGGGATAGTACCCTTCTATTTCAGTGAGACGTCAATAATGAACTGGACCCCTGTTGAAGGCGAACCAAGGCGTCCACGTGATAAATCTGTTAAATCTCTGTTTGCTGGTCGAGGGGGTGATCACAGAAATATGTATTATAAGGATATTGCGATTAAACTTGAACCGAATATCCTTCCACATGTTCCAGAACAATACAAACATCCATTTGAAGATGATAAATGTTTGTATTGTATGTCCGATAAGATTGGTCAGCGTGGTGATGAATTCAGACCAATTAGTCAATATGGAAGAGTAAATAAGGTTAATTGTGTGCCATGCTGTGGTAGATGCAACTCTTCTAAAAATGACAAATGTGGTACTAAACTATTGAACTGGATCGATGCCAGTGATTTTATAGATCCATGTAGAAAACAATTAATCAAAGGGTGGTATATAACAAATGAGTGGTATATGATTGCCTCAAAAGACTATTACTGTGAAACACGAAATAAAACATATGAACAAATTCGTTCGGATCTTGATGCTATAATCCACAAGTGTTACGTAGATATGTCCGAATATTAGTAAATGTGTATCATATATGACAAGTGACGACATCTTCGATTATGAAGATGGTGTATGGGATAAGAAGAATTTGGCACCCGAGTTGTTATTAACAAACTACAAGTATGATCTGATTTCTCACGAACATAGTTTAGGATTGTTTACAATGCCTTTATTTTCAAAGGCATTTTGTGATAGCTTAGTAGAGAGATTAAAGGTGTTTGATAATTGGACGACTGACCGTCATGAGAATTACCCAACCAATGATATCTTGATTGACGAATTTGATAATCGGTTCGCAGCTATATACGATGCAACCATTTATAATATCATGAGAAATGCATTGAATAAATTATATGATTGTGAGGTGAATACATCGTTCAAACATGAGACTTTTATCATACGATACAAACCCGAATTGCAGTCACATTTGGACATGCATCACGATCATTCCAGTTTTACATTTTGTACCACGTTATCCGATGAGGGTGATTACGTAGGTGGTGGTACGTGGTTCCCCAAACATAATCTGGTGTTGAAAGGTAAACAAGGTGAAGTGACCATACATCCTGGTATGTTTACCCACAAACATGGTGTAAAACCCATAATTAGCGGTGAACGTTACGCAATCGTATCATTCTGTAGAATTATTTTCTACTAATATTAATATACAATGGTTGACAATCAAATCACAATTACCATTTTGATCGTGGTTTTAATTGCCATAATTGCCTTTTTAATATATAAAAAAATCACAGAACCAATTTCATCTGGAGATCAAGGGAAACAGGGTCCTCCGGGTGCTACTGGCATCCAGGGTCCTCCGGGTGCTACTGGTATCCAGGGAGATCAAGGGGAACAGGATCCTCCGGGTGCTACTGGTATCCAAGGTGATCAAGGATCAGTCGGAGCCACTGGTGCTACTGGTATCCAGGGAGATCAAGGATCTGTAGGAGCCACTGGTGCCACTGGTATCCAGGGAGATCAAGGATCTGTAGGAGCTACGGGTGCAACCGGGTCTCCCGGGGCTGCTACACCTACGAGTGATCCGGGTGCTTCCATTACACCGGACGACAGTGAACCTCAAACCACCGTACCTTCGAAGCAGATTGACATTAAGCCAAAACTATCATTACCACCTCTCAAAGACTCACCTGGACCAGTGGATCGTAACAAATGGACCTTCATTAACAATAAGACTACTACTGACCATGGCTATATAGAGCATAATGACATAACTGATGTTTGGGAAGATTGTATAAAGCCATGTGAAGACGTTACCCGATGCAAGTACGTAGTTGTAGACACAGATGGTAAGAGATGTTGGTTGAAAGAGGTAGAGAATCCTAATTTGATTGATCCTCTCGACTCGAAAGATACTCGTGCGACTTATTTAAAAACAAACCCACTCCCATCGTGTAAACCCCCTGATTCTTTTCCCGTTGCCGATATGAGTGCCATACCGACGTGGTATTTTCGTGATACAGACGGTGTGTGTAAACCGGACCTAAATGCCCCTCAATTGTCATGTGTGTCTGATAAAAAAATTACTAGCACCTCTCTATTTAGTCACGGTCATGGGTTTTCACCCGAGGTCAATCTAAGTGCGATGGTCGGTAAAGTGATGAACGAATCAGACTTTAAAGACATGAGACATTTAAATATTGTCCCGTCTAGTGACACAAAGGGTTATTATTCCGGGTATAATTATGGGACGACAGATGGGGAGGCTGTGACCGAAAATGCACCGGGATATTACGCGTGCACTGCGAAATCTTTCTGATCGTTTACTGTATATCATTAATAGAGGTCTCAGAAAATCTAAATATGCGAATCTTACATACGGTCTGAATGATAAAGGTGACATATTATTCAATGGATTTTCATACCCGAAGGACGACCAGACTCCTGAACTCCTAGATGATAAACCCGGCTTTTATGCCTGTTCTTAATCTGAATCTTTCATTATCTGAACTTCTGGTATTTTTACGATTTCGAAATCAAATGGAGGATCAATCTGATGATCTTCTTCAAGCTTATCAATGATTTCTAAACATGTTGAGAATATATTATCAAACATTATTATAAGATGTTTAGAAATAATGAACGAGGTATTTTGCTCGTGTTGACAGTGACAACTGTTTTGTGGCTTATACAAACATATTTAATCAAAGAACCCAAGGACCTATCTATCGGGTGTATATTTCCATTACCCGATGGATTAGCGCCTATGATAGACGCCGATGGAAACTTTGGTTACGAAAAGTGTTTTGATATATGGAGTGTTATCCATTTTGTCATTTACTTGGTGGCCGGTATGATGTTCCCCAATGAACCCAGAATGGTTATTTCTTTGTCCATATCATGCGAAATATTTGAATTGTTGATTGGATGTAGAGGAAGGCTATCCGATGTACCTGTCAATATATTGGGTTATATGGTTGGGTCATCCTTACATAGAGGCTCATATAAAGTACCAAAAGAATCGCTGCCTAATATCATCATTTTAATGATAATATCACTCGGTGCAATTTCAGAGCTATATCATCAAAGAGCAATTGCAAAAAAGAAACTTAAAAATGAGGTTCGTGTAAATGGTACCATGTGACAAGATGTTTTATTATTATACTTTAATGCCATCTACCGGATCTGACCGCATTTGCTATGTAGGGCGATCGACGAACCCTACCAAGCGGTTATACTTGCACAAAAAGATGGCAGAGAAGAGTGACTCTGGTGATGAGTTGTATGATGCCATTAGAGCATCAGGCGGTATCGATACTTGGAAGATGAACATATTAAGTTGGTCTGATTGCGGTGTCGACGAGGCTAGGGCTAAGCATCGAGAGTATTATGACAAACATATTCAAGATGGATTCAAAGTTTTGAATGATAAGGTACCTCATGGATGCATCGACTATTACTCTAGGAACCGTGATAAGATTCTAGAGAAGAAGCGAATGACTTATAAGCCTAGAGATGTCAAGGAGATCAAATCCTCAAACTATAAATCAAACAAGACCGAAATTTTGAAGAAAGCCGCTCTCAAGCGAGTGGCTAAAACGGGCAGACCCCCAACCCTCATGACCATCGATAAGCACGGGATCACTCAGGACGAAATTCAAGCCGCTCTCGACTCTTATTCGGTCTAGACTCAAAACTATATCATCAAAGAGCAATTGCTAAAAAAATAAATGCTAATTAACATATGACAAACGGTGTAAAGATTTTTATTATAATAATACTACTTCTGATTGTCGCTATAGCTGCTTTCGTGGGGTACAAGGGAATCACCGACCCAGCGCCAGCAGTTTGCGATCCTGAATGTAAATGGTATCAGGAGTGTACTCCACAAACCGATGGTACCCCTGTGTGTACCCTTAAATCCTACGATGGTTTCGAGGTTAAGGACAATAAGACGACAAATGATAATTCTTATAAGGTGGTCACGACAGACGGAAATTTTGAGTCAGACTGTGTCGACGCGTGCAGAGGTGAGAAGGACAGTTGCAAGTTCGTAGTTGTAGACACAGCTGGTAAGAAATGTTGGTTGAAAGATGTAGAAAATCCTGAGTTGATTGCTCCTACCAAAACGGAAGATACTCGAGTCACATTTTTAAAAATATAAGAGCAATTGCCAAGTTTCTAATGACATTAATTTAATTGACCAACCCAAGATATTTCGTCGCTTGGGTTGGTACACAGAAGAGTGCATGCAGAATAACCCCCAAAGTGAATAGGACGATAATAGATAATACCAAAGGAAATTCGGTATATTTGGATAATAGAATGGCCGCCAATATAGTCATCAATGTGTCAACAATGGCGACACCCATAAATCTATATTGATGGACACCAGTTCCAGGTTTACCAAAGATGTCACGATACTGACAAAACATTATATATTACAACAACATAATGAATTGGGACGACGCGATTGATTTTTCCTTTGAAGGGCAAACTAAAGAAGCCAAGGTATTGTCAGTGTATGATGGTGATACAGTCAAGATTGCATTCCCATTGGGTGATACCATGTATAGATGGAACTGTCGAATTTTAGGCGTTGACACGCCTGAACTTAGAACTCGTAATCTGAAAGAAAAGGAAATGGGTTACATGGTGCGAGACAAATTACGTGAAAAGGTTTTGGACAAGATCGTCAATGTAACATGTGGCGATTTTGACAAGTATGGTAGATTACTTATCAAAATAACCTGTGAAGATGGTGATGATGTTAGTGATTGGTTAATATCAAATGAATACGCATACGCTTATAATGGTGGTACTAAACGTCAGTGGCCACAGTAAATCTTTTGAGCTTCTTTCAGTAATTTACCCTTGACAATAATGAAACTGTCCGCCGGTATTCCGAGACGCTTTTTAGCTTCTTTGACAGCTTTATCCCAACTGTTCATTTGTATTTAGTAATTATTTTTCTTGTAGATGGACCTGGTTTTACGAAGTAACTTCCCCTTGATAGGTGCAAACTCATCCTTGGGAATATCAAGTTCCTTCTTGGCATCCTTGACGGCCTTGCGCCATGCCTTCAACCCAGGGTTCTTCTTACCAGCGCGCTGCTGTTTCTTACTGACAATCCGACCATCGTCGGTATACTTTAAATCTTTGAGGGTCAGACCACCTGAAGTCTGGATGGCGTGACAATGCATAACTTCCGCACGAGATCCTACGGTTTTCATTTTAAGAATATACAATATATTATTATCAAATGATCTGCATTGTTCATCACCTGGGATTAGGTGACCAGTTGATGATCAATGGATTGGTTAACCATGTTTCCGAACATTCACGTGTGTATGTAGTAGCGAAGCGATGTCACAAAGATACACTGGAATTCATGTATAGAGAACATGACAATGTTAGTATGATATATATTGATGACATATCACCACAGCGAATATGGAATCGTATAAGAAGTCTAAACATGAATGTGATGGCACTTGCCACCTACGGTGCAGATGAGTATCTATGGAAGTTCATGACACACGCTGGTTATCCAGGAACTATGTTTACCAACTGGGCGTATAGTGTATATGTACAAGCCGGGGTGAACCCATTGTTCATGCATACTAAATTTCACGTATCACGTGATCTGGAACGCGAAGAAAAGTTATTTGAAAATCTTGGTCTAGTTGATAATGAGTATATCTTCATTCATGATTCTGGGTCTGGAGAATGCAAAGAGATTGATGTGGGTAAGGATGACATGTTGATCGTTAGACCTGACATGGATGTCACAAATATTTTCGATTATTTGACAATCCTGGATCGAGCCAAAGAAATACATTGCATCAACAGTGCCTTTGCATGGCTAGTGGAACTCACAAAGATCGGCCTTCCGCACACGAATTTCTTATATACTAAGAACGCACATTCGTATTATGATACCAGGGCAGTCCAGACTGCATTTAGTCATTTTACATTTTTATGATTGTATGTATTAATGTATAAACTGACCGCTAACCAAATCAGGTTGTTAATGTCAATCCGCAATCCTAAAAAGCCGATCGTCATAGGTACAGGTCCAGCAGGGTCAGGTAAAACCATGTTGGCCTGCAAACATGCAGCAGAGAGTTTGGTAGACAGGTCATGTTCAAAGATCGTGTTAACCAGACCGGCGGTCACGGCGGATGAAGAGTTGGGGTTTTTACCGGGTGGTATCAATGAGAAGATGTTGCCATGGACGCAACCTATGATTGACATTCTGAATGATCACTTTAAGTATGATAGATTGGATCGAATGTTTGAAACTAAACGTATTGAAATCGCACCTTTAGCCTATATGCGAGGTAGAACGTTTGACGATTCTGTCATAGTGGCAGATGAAATGCAAAACAGTACACCTAATCAAATGAAAATGTTATTAACCCGTCTAGGGAAGGGATCCAAATTAATCGTGACAGGAGATGAAGAACAGTGTGACATCCAAGAAAGTGGATTGGTCGACCTGGTCACGCGTATGCACTTGGCTGATATTAATAACCTGAAACATATAGACTATGTAAAGCTTGGAGACGCAGATATAAAAAGACACGAAGCTGTCAAGGAAGTATTGGAAGTATTGTACAAATGATTTCTCGGTCGGGATATATGCTACCCAAGACACATGAATTGTACGAAACCGTTAAAAAAGAATTACGTGTTAAACCTATAGTGAACAATGAGTTCGGACCAACCCCTCCAGCTTTCAACGTTTATCGGCAGTCTGAAAAAAGCATTTGTATACCGCAGTTTTACGGACAAGAACGCTGTGGCGCCGTTAGTCCAGAACGAGATACGAGACCAAAGCCCGCCGCCATATCGCCTGGCGTGGAGTTTAGTGGACAACTCAGAGAAAAAACCAGGCAACCAGAAGCGTTTAAAGCTGCCATGGACCAGGGACACGGAATCCTTTCCTTACCATGCGGTTTCGGAAAAACCACCGTCTCATTAGCCATAGCTTGTGAATTAGGTTATCGAACTATGATTATTGTTCATAAGGAGTTCCTGGCAAACCAATGGAGAGAACGCATTCAACAATTTTGTCCGGGTGCTACCATTGGTGTGGTACAAGGTGATAAACTAGACATAGAATGCGATTTTGTCATTGCCATGCTCCAGACACTCTCTACTAGACCATATCCGATGGGTCAGTTTGAAAGTATTGGCACATTACTGGTGGATGAAGCTCATCATATATGTGCTCGGGTCTTTTCACAGGCTCTTTTCAAGGTGTGCCCCAAGCATACGTTTGGATTGTCTGCTACACCCAATAGAAAGGATGGGTTAACCAAAGTACTGTTCTGGTTCTTAGGTCCGACCTTTTTCAGTATTGAACGTGAAAATCAGAAACAAGTCGAAGTATTCCCAATCGATTTCAATTGTGATATGTTTAAGGATCCTCCTCCGACCACACGGTTCGGTAAATTGTCACTGGCTACCATGGTCACGGATCTTACTGAGTGTGATGAACGGAATGAAATGCTAATTGGTTTAATCAAACGAGCATCCAAAGGAACCAGACAGTTGTTGGTTCTCAGTGATAGACGATTTCATTGTGAATATCTCCAACAACAATTTCCTGACAACTCGGGTTTGTACATTGGAGGTATGAAAGAACACGCACTCAATGAATCGAGTGAAAAGAAAATCATCTTCGCTACGTTCAGTTTGGCCCATGAAGGTTTGGATATCCCAACACTGGATACTATCATATTGGCGACACCTAAATCCGACATTGTTCAGTCCATTGGACGGATCATGCGCGAGACCAAAGGTAAGAAGAACAATCCTCAAATATATGACATCAAAGATAATTGGTCCGTACTATTTGCCATGTATAACAAACGTTTGAAAGTTTATAGACAAGGTGGTTTCGCTATAGAGGGTGAAGTGAAAGTCGATAAACCTAAGGAATGCATGTTTATATAATATTGTAATATAACAAATGGAAGAATACCAAAAAGGAAATTATGGTAGTATAGGAAGTTACCTGCGCGAAGGCGGATTTCAACGGAATCTTGACAAGAAATACACAAACATTGTTCGTAAGATGAACAAAGTTATCAATGATTCACCACGTGGAAACAAAAACATACAGGTATATCGTGGATATCCCACGCGCTTTATCGAACCCGGTAAGAATCTATTGAATCGCTCGTTTTTATCAACAACGACTAATCTAAATACGGCTAAAAAGTTTGGTAATGCTATTGTTAAAATAACTGTACCAAAGAACTTAAAGCGTCATGTCATGGAAAATAACCGTGAAAAGGAAGTGTTGATAGAAAGAGGAACTCGTCTAACTGATATAAAGTATATCAGACCCCTTGCCAATAATAAACAATTATATACTGCGAAACTTGTGAGCAATAAAACGAAGATGGCAAATGTTCCGCGACCAACATTAAACAATTACAAGGTTTTACAGTTGAATTCCAATAATGAAAGTAGTAACTTCAACAATTAATCATCTAATAAACTCCCTTTTCACATAGTCCCTATCCGCCTTGAAAATCTTTGAAAGCTTAGGATCTTTGTACTTAAAGAGAACCATCAAAGCATTAAGCTTACGGAATAGACCGAGAGGCGGTTCGCCACCTCTTATGACTCTGTGAAGGGCTCTGTGTCTAGCCAGTTCTGACATCATCTTGACGTCTTTGTAGCCATACTTGGAAAGTCCGCCACTTTCTAATTTAATGGGTGTAACACACACACCCCGGCGGGTTCTAACTTGTCCAAATTTACAAGAGTTCATCTTTATTTTTATGTTTACATTTTAATTGGTTGGGTGGTACCAGATACCACTTTCAGGATCAAACACGGGAAATGAGAAATCATCTTCATTTCCCGTGTTTGGGTTGTTGACGAATACCCATTGTCCAATTTCAATGTCATAGAATTGGGAATGGGATTTACGAGGAGCTGGAGGAGGAATCATTGTTGGTTTGGTATGACAATGATTCATTGCCTTAACATAGTTATACCAACGGACATGAGGAAAGCGTCTAATAGAGACTCTATAGGTTGGAATATAGTAACATGCTTTACGAGAGCATTGTTCCATATGTAGCGGAGGAGGAACATATTTACAATGATTAGAATCATAGTAAACACGAGTTGCGAAACAAACTCTCTCCTGTCCTGACTTTTGATAATGTCTTTGAGCATCTTGGTATTATTAGATATTATTTATCTCTGGGTATGCTGACCATCCATAGTCACACCGTGTTAAACGACTTCTGTTGAACCCATGATCAACGTCAATAGAATCCCTCTCGTATTAATGTTACATTTTTTTTGACAAATCTAAACTGTTCCAAGGGTGAACCATTTAATTCCTTCTGTCGTCTTTTACTAAGCTCTACGTCTTTTCGCTCGTTGACATAGTACATGACCATGCACATAGCATCTGCCATGTCATGCTTACGTGTTTGATACATGTAATTGGTGAATTCCATCAGATATGGAAATGCCAATTCTTCGGTCTTCACTTTACGTTCCTCATACTCTAGATGTGATATCGAAAAGTGCTTGTGCATCGACACTGGTGCGATCAGTCGTACTTTGCCGCGATAGATATGCATGAGTAATGCTTCCACATTCGTCAAGCCGCCGGGAGGTTGCCTCTCCAAGAGTAAATGATCGGCATCATCTATGACGTGACCATACTCTTGTACAAAGTGTGATATCATGTCACACAACTCATTCGTATGATGAAGTTTACATTCATGAGGTTGTACACGATCATGAACCATCTTGGTCAAATTGATACGCTTGGTGAAATTGATTGACATATTGAAATCATAATCTACATCGACACTTACCAAACCCAGATTATGATATCCTATATCTATACCAACAACTTTGAATGACATGTAAATAAAGAGACTTTATCTTTTAAACCTTTGAACTTACATAATTAGATTGCTTCGAGGTCGGCTTCGGTGTTTACAAATCTGACTGGGAGGTTCTGGCATATTAATGGATTGTCTGGGTCATAGAACATATAGAATACCTCGATCTTAGGCCGCGTGGGCGTTACCGGTCGAGCACGAAGCAGACGCTTCAGCTTCACGAACATTTCTAAACGCTGATCCCTACCCAGTCTCTTGGTACCGTACGGGACTTTGTACGTGTCCGGGTTCCATCTGATCACAACCATCGTCTTACCACAAATCGATGGTTCATCATAGATCTCAGTCAACCGCTTCTCGTCGCATGTGTAGTCACTGCCCGATCGAAGGTGCTGGTACTCATCGCACTCGTCTAGTTCGACGAGGTCAATTGACGTGTACATTTTATCAGGTCTCTTACGTGAACACCCACCCAGTGACCGGAGTGATTTATCACTGCCCATCAAAAAGTCAGTACCCAACTCCGCGTCGACATAGTCGCTCCATTTAATCTCAATCCGAGAGTCCTTCCCTGTCATCTTACGGAAACATTTGCGACAGATGTTATTATCGTTATACGGGATAAGTTTATTACGATTGTGGTAACAATATTCGCATTCACGGTCACCGATGTCGTGCACAAAGGTCATGTGTGTACGGAGATGACTGGTTTGTTTGGCCTTATAGTCACACCCAGATTGTTCACAGAGGTGCCACTTTACTCCGATGTCGTGTATATCTGCCATGTGCCGGCGGAGACTGCCGGCTTGTTTGGTCTTATAGTCACACCCAGGTTGTTCACAGAGGTGCCACGTCACACCGATGTCGTGCACAGAGGCCATGTGTGTACGGAGATGGCCGGCTTGTTTGGTCTTATAGTCACACCAAGATTGTTCACAGAGGTGCCACGTCACACCGATGTCGTGCACAGAGGCCATGTGTGTACGGAGATTGCTGGCTCGTTTGGTCTTATAGTCACACCCAGGTTGTTCACAGAGGTGCCACTTTACTCCGATGTCGTGTATATCTGCCATGTGTTTACGGAGATTGCTGGCTTGTTTGGTCTTATAGTCACACCAAGATTGTTCACAGAGGTGCCACGTCACACCGATGTCGTGCACAGAGGCCATGTGTGTACGGAGATTGCCGGCTTGTTTGGCCTTATAGTCACACCCAGGTTGTTCACAGAGGTGCCACTTTACTCCGATGTCGTGTACAAAGGCCATGTGTGTACGGAGATGGCCGGCTTGTTTGGTCTTATAGTCACACCCAGATTGTTCACAGAGGTGCCACTTTACGGATGTCATTGTTAAACGTTGTGACTTTTGTGCGTGTCTATACCAGTGACGATTGGATTACTTAACTGTTTGTTTGGAGACGTGGTTAACTGTTCATTTTAAGCCCGTCTATACAATAGATAATGTATACATAAAATTGTAACTGATTCTAATGACTCTGCATATATATTCATTGAATGATTCGTTCTCATTGATCTCGTGTTTAATCATTGTTTGTTTAATGGTATCAAATTTGTTGGAGCTTATCATTACACTACCATCAATATATGGTACGTTAAGACACCCTTCACACCTATTATCTGGTCCCACTATGTCCAGATTACTACATATCAATTTCTCAAACGCGAACTTGTCTGTAATTGTGTGACTGATATTACCGATAAATACGTAATCATACCTTTTATCCAATATCGAAATAAACTTGTTCTTCAATTCGTTCGTATCCTTGGAGAATTCGATCTCAAATTCTGTCTGTGATCTGGGGTATTTCTGTTTACGTAAATCATTAATATTGTGAATCAGATTGACATTGTCGACTATCAACCATATATAGATGGTCGGATATTCATGATAATTGAGAGACTCTAACTTTTTCGAATCTGTATGTGTATCTTTGTATCCATAGATTGTTCTGTTTTTCATATTGATGTAATTGCATAAACGATTCAAAAATTGTTTCGAGTCATCACCTCCATTTCCATGTATCATCAATGGAGATGACTTTGTGAGACCATTGTTTACTTTGGATCTATCATAATCGATAGTTATATGATCAAAGTGTGAACTCAGTGTCTGAAATATAAATGCATAATCGTCCAAAATGATATAGATGTCACTTTCGCCCCGACAAGATTTAAGATATTCTTGTTGGTAATAATACTGGTCATCATCACTTGACTCGATGTGTTCACGAGTGAGAATCTTGAGTGCCTTTATCGTACCTATGAAACCACCCGAATTAAGATACCTATACGGTGTACCCACTTCAGGAAATTGGTCCGCGATAGATTCGTCTGGCCATAAAATAGCTTCTGCCGAAAACATGACATCACATCCGGTATTTTGTCTTATTTGTAGAAATTTGGTTATCATTTGATCCGGTGAACCGGAAACTACTGCATCATAACAATCACTAAATATGATAAACCTTTCGTCATCATCAGGGAACTGTTCCAGATACTTTTTGAATAACACAACTTTGTGTCCCCCACCTGGTCCCCGTGTCATATCATTGCCACCCCATGGCTGACCAAAACCTAGACACACAAATGGAACTCCATATATGTTGGCACTTTCTACAAACCTTTTGTAACCATCCACTGGATCTGTACCCACTGTGACTAATTGTAGCGCGTCTTGATAAAAGTCGTTATCATATTCGAGTTCATAGAAAGGTTGACTTTCTGTTTCAGATGTTTCGAATGCGTCGACAGTTGGTAGGACGATGTGAGACTTGACTGATAATCCTATGAACGATTCAATGTTATAATCATCGAACGATAGATATCTAGAATATGATTGGGTATATAACATCGGAATGAAATCATCGACAACAATAAGTTTATCTAAGAATCCGGAATGTACCAATTTCCCCGCGGATTCATTGGTCAACATATAAGCATTTAACCAAAATGAATATCCACATGTGACATAGTTGTCTGGATCAATCGGATATGGTTTATCAGATTCCCCTTCCACCAACTTGCGTGACAAATACATGATATCGAATTTGATCTCTTTATCGATGATATCATTGATCACTTGATTAAATCGATTCGTTATGATGACATCATCTTCCAAAATAATCGGATACTGAACACCTTCATCCATTGCTTTCTTCCAAACACTATAATGACTTAATGCACACCCAATCTCACCAACGGTCATAACCGCATTTGTATATGGATTGCGAAATATCTTACTTAATTGAAAAGGTGTTTCACATTCACCAAGATCTCTACCATCCACAGCATCTACGATCTCAAACGGTATATTGCCACCAATCGTCATTAAGAAATTACGGATCTGAACCCTCCGCTCTTTCTTCCGTTTCAGACTGATCACATAGATTTTAATCCGCATATTAAGTAATATACACATATTTTACAACCATGTCTACCGCATCATGGATTATTATTATAACATTCGCATTATTATTGACATTGTTCATTGCAGCAGTCAGGCCTACAGGTGAACTCATTGTCAAGATGAACAGGGATTGGGACGGCTACCATAACACAGCTGTAAAAATTAATAGCGAATACTCACCCGTCAGTGATTTCATTCGGAATGACTTTCCCAAATATCGTGATACATTGAATGAATTCTGTACCAACAAGGGTTACCCAATAGATATCAAAAAAGGTGATGTGTTTAGCAAGACCTTCACGTCTTTAGGTAAACAAACAATTGACGTACCGGCACGAGATATAGATATCAATATTTTCCCGGTAGATTGTGAAAAAAGATAATTGCAATATGTAACTAACAATGTCTGTATTTGTGAACCTATTAGCTGTGGCCATTATGGTACTCATCATCATCATGATTATCATGATCATGAGATACTCTAAGAACACCGGTGACTTAGTGGATAAGATCCGAGAGGACCTTCCAATTTATAACAATGCCATTACCAAGGTGAATGATGACTACCCCCTCTATAGTGAAGCCATTAACGATACCTACCCTCAGATAAAGAACATGGTGAATAATGTTTGTCGGGACGGTGGAGTCATCATCCAACTAAAGAAGGGACAGATACTTAAGACTAAGCTTGTTGGTCAGAGTATAGATATCCCAGGTGAGGATAGCTCCATTAAGATACCTTTGGCTTGTTAATATTGAAGATACCTTTGAGGTCCGCAATTTTCAATTTCTTGCGGTTGGTCACAGGGATCTGACTGAGAAGTGTGTCATCGTTGAGAACCTCCGCGCAGACCTTGGACTTGTGTCCCTGGAGCATCATGATAGTCTGTTCGATACTGGGGATGTCGTCATAGCCAGTGTAAATCAATTTGGACACCTTGACCGTCTTGGTCTGCCCAGTCCGATGACTCCGGCCAATCGCCTGGAGTTCGGTGGCTGGGTTCCAAGCCGGCGTAGTGATATAGACCCGAGTGGCCTCCTGCAGATTCAAACCCTGACCACCAGACTTGGTCTGGATGATAAACACTGCACCACTCGAG